CTCCGTGAAAATAATCATGGGGACTTAATTAAAAATAACGTAACATTAACCTTTGGTAGAAATCAAGACAATGAAGCAAAATCAATTGTTGACGATTTGAGAAATAGAGGTCATAATGTTAAACAAGCCGAAAAGGTAGAACCGATGACTCTTAAAGCGTTTGTTCGAGAACAAATCGAAAAAGGGAAAGACGTGCCTGCCGATTTATTCGGTGTTTATGTAGCAACAAGAACCAAGATCACAACGAAGGAGTGACCATGCAACAAGCAAAAGAAGCAGCCAAGGATGTAGCTGTAAAAAAAGAAGCATCCCTTCCAACGACATTTAACTTGGAAGAGTCAGCAGGACAAGGACAAGAGTTCGTAACTGCTAGGGATACTAAACTCCCTATTCTAAAAATCCTTTATAGCAATTCACCTGTACTTGACGAATCAGATGGCAAGTATATTGAAGCTGCTAAACAAGGGGACATTTACAATGAAACATCTGGAAACCTTTTTAAAGGTAAGGACGGATTAATTGTTGTACCATGTTTATATATAAACACTTTCAATGAGTGGAAAGACAGAGGAGATAGCCCAGGTAGACCTGTGGGTATTCATTCTGATCCAGCGATAATGTCTCAAACTAGTCGTGGGGACGACGGTAAAGACAGATTACCTAATGGTAACTATGTAGAAGATACAGGAAATCATTTTGTGTATGTGCTTGATAAAGATTATGCGCCTTTGGAAACGGCACTGATCTCTATGAAATCTACTCAGAAGAAAAAGTCTAAGACTTGGAATTCTATGATGGCAAGTCGAAGACTCAA